TACAGCCACGCCCGAAACCTGAGTCTTTAGGGTTTACCCAGCGGAGCAATGGTGGGATGATCGCGGCGATTGCGCCTTTGGCATAGTCGCGTGGGTCTGTTGTGCCTGTCATGTAAACGGCGATAAGCGCGCCAACGACTGAGCGCAGGTAACTGGCGATCATGGCTTTGTCTTTAGCGGTGATTTTCAACATGGTTGTCAATCTTTTCTTCTATTCGGCCCAAGGCTTTGTGAACGATCCCGTGGTCTTTTTTGTTTTCAAGGCCGATTTTGCTGATGAGCGCCACCACCACAGCGAAACCCCCACCGACCAAAGAAACCACAATTTCAGTCGCCATGTCATGCCGCGTCTGGAACCAGCACCGACATTGGCTGAGTACCTGTTGAAACTATCCCGTAGATGGTTTCGTTTGGTGGTAGTTGCACGCGCATGACTCCAGCTGCTTTGTCAACATAAAAGCCGTTGCTGGTTGTAACTGTTGAATTACCTAAATAGATGCTTCCGTTGCCAATTGCATGCAACATGATTTCACGCCAACCAATCCAAGCAGGGACAACCAACGTCGGTGTTGTTGTTACAACGACTTCGGTTCCTCTCATACAGGTGGGTTGTTCGCTAATTCGGTTGCTTTAGCCATCGTGTCGGCTTGTGATGGTTGGAGTTCTGGGTCGTCCATCCATTCGAGACAGGCATAGCCGTCACCTGGTTCGTTGTATCGCCAGGTGGCGCCGGGTGCTAGTTCGCGTGTTGCGTTGCCGATCTGACTGTTAATTTGTGCTTTAGTTGCCATGTCACGCAGTCTTGTTAATAGTGATTTGTGTGTAGATTTCGCTGATGCCACCTGACAAGGCAACGCCTAAACCGTTGGTGGCAACTGCGGTGTTGCAGTAGTACTGCACCTCAAAGTTCTTGCTCGATGTAATGGTGAACGTGCCGTCTAGTTGTGCGTATCCGCCTGCGGTTCCAGCAAAATAGGTGTTCACGCTGGCAAGTGTGGTGGTGCTGTCTGAGGTGTTGCGTAAGCGGATGGCTACGCCAGTCACGTTGTAGAACGGTGACATGCAGAACACTCGGTAAGTGCCTGCGGTTAGCGTGATGACGCTTGACGCGATGCTTGCACCGATGTTGTTTGTGACCGTGGTGTTTAGCGTGCGCTTTGTGAATGTGGTTGCAACGCTTGCGCCGCCCTGTGTGCCGTTTGCTTGGGTTTCGTTGAAAATTGCGATCTGGTTAGCCGACGATGTAACGGCATCTGGGAACCAAATCGCTGCAGAAGCAGACGTGAAAAACAGGTTGCCTGACGCCCATTGAACAAGAGCCAAAGGCCCAGCCGAAGTAACCGTTGCGGTGCCGGCTGTGATGGTGCAGGTTCCTGCTCCGATGTTGGTGATTCGAACGTTGTCGCCAGCTGTGAATAGCGCGGTGTTGACGGTGACGGTGGTGGCGCCTGCAGCGTTCATGGTGACGTGTTGGCCTGCGTTGGCGGCTACGAGCACGTATGAGGCGGTTTGGGCGCTGACTGTCCAGTTGTAGTCGTTGGCCTGCAATGAGGTCATTTGGGCTGCGGTGAGTACCTGCCCGGTGCTGAACGTCTGTTTTGCCATATTGTCTCCTAGGTTAGTGGGTTATGCGAGGCCGTATGTGGAATCGCCTAATGCTGAGCCTGTGCCTGATGAGTTGAGACCCCAGACGGTTGTTGAGGATGCGTTGTCTGCTGCGCCGTTCCATGCTTGGAATGTGAGCGTGTAGCCCGTGTATGGGTCGTCATAGGTTCCGTCAAAATATGGCAGCCCTGATGTTGCTTGCTCAAAAAGTACGGCATCTAAATAATGCACTTCGCTGGCGGCAACGCTGTTAAAGCGTATTTGCGCTAATGCGTTTACGGCTCCAACAGGTGCAGTTGCGGTTAATGGTGTTGCTCGTGTCCAAGTCAATGTGCTGTTAGTAGACGTTCCGCTTGTTGAAGATGAAATCAATCCTCCGCCCGCGTTATACCAGTCAATAATGTAATCAACAGATCGTGCTACGGTTGCCGCTTTTGTGTAAGCCGACAACGTGTAACTCAACCCAGCGGTCACAGGCATAACTGGTGTCGGATTGAAAAATGCTCTCATGCCACCAGAAGCAGTTGCGGTGCACATGAGGGAAGCGGTGCCAATGTAAGACTGCAAAGTAGTTCTGGCAAGTGTTGGAGATGCAGCACCTAGCGGAAACCAGTTTGCCGAGTTAAGTTCAAAATTAGGGTTGCTTATAAGGTTTGTGCGTGTGACTGTGGTGGCATAATTGCCCAGAACCCATTGCAAGAACGTGGACGCTGGGCCCGTATAAATCGTCACAATATGGTTATCAACCGTCACGTTATGGCTAATGCCCTCAACGAACAAATACTCTGTCACCGTCTGCGGAACCACCCCAGCAGGAAACGTCTTAGTTACCGCGATCTGTTGACCGATCTCCAAGTTCGCAACAATGTTCTTGTTTGCCTCAGACAACGTGTTCAACGAAATCGCCAGGTTGCTGAACCAGAACGCTGGGTCTGCTCGAAGCAAGTATTCGGACAATTCGCCTGCTTCTTCAATCGTTGCCAGCAATGTGATGAACAGCGGCCCGTCCTGCTGGCCGTATGTGCCAACGCTGTTTTCATCAGTTGACGTTGCATATGTGGTGTCAGGGTTAGGGTCAAGCGCCGACGGGGTATCTGGGGCTAACGCGACCGTGACCTTGTTAATGACGGACTGGTTGGTTTCTTGGAAATAGTTTCGGTTAACGCTGTTAGCGGTCGCAAAACTATCGGGCAACGATGCAATGCGTTCGGCAACTCCAATGGTGTAGTCAGGCATAGGTCAACTGTTCACAATGTCAAAGGTTTCGTAGTCAATCCCTGTGCCGGTATCAGACAGGGTTGCTAGTGGGTTAGTAACTTCGGGCTGGACTCGAGGCTGTGCGGTGAACGCGCCTGAGCGTGAAATAAACATCCGACCCCATTCGCAGTTTTGAATGCGGAGCAGATATTCAGAAACAGAAACGCTTTGCTCAATTTCTTTGGCTTTCATGTTTGCCACCCCTGTTGCAATGTTGCGTTCCCCAGCGCCTGTAAGAACGCCTGCAGCATCTAGCACGGTGTTGATTCGAGCACCAGTTGATTCCACGACCGTAGTCTGGGCATCCAATTTGATGTTGTTCAAACGTTGCAACGCATCCGAACAGGTGACGTTGACATGGGCAAAGTTGGGTTGCTTAACGTTCTGGTCATATGTAGTTATTTGGCCTACAAACAGGAACTCGCCGTTACGACTGATACGCACAGGCGTGGCAACACCAATAGACAGGCGTTGGTCTGTGGTGTTGTAGTACGGGCTGGCGGTGTTCACGACCGAGAAATAGAAGTTCGTGTCATAGATGCGAAACGATGCGGTGCCAGGGTTGCAGGATGGTTCACGGAACGGGTTTTGCCTGCCGCGCATAATCTGCACGTTTTGGATGTATTGGCTGATGTCATACCAAACAGCGCCACCAAGCACAGCTGTGGAGTCCAGCGCCGATGAGTCAAGGATGAAAGCGTTGGCTGGTGGTTGACCTGTTGCCAATGCCTCGATGGTGTACGTCCCACAGTTGGGGATGGTGCTTGGCATGGTTATGCCGTTCTAATTCGTAACGGGCCCACGTTCTGATTGTAGAAACGCAGGTTCTCATAAACGGCGTTAGCGATATCGGTGGATGTTCCGAGTCCGCCTGAAATGTTGATTGTGATGCCACCCATGCCACCACCCTTGCCTAATGGCACGACTGCTTCTGGGCCTGCTTCACCAATGAGCGCCAAGGTAGGGCTGGTAACAATTCCACCATTAGCCATTTTCGGTAGGTTCATTGTGCTTGCCGCGCCAACAGCCGACTGACCAACACGCCCAAAACTAATGGGGTCAATTGTGTCAATATTTGGTGCTAAGGGGATTGCGTTATATGCGCGAATAATTCCGTTTACCATCATAATTGCACCGTTAGCGACATTTTCAAAATATCCAATAACAGCGTTAACAATAAAATTGACACCAGTTCGGAACCACTCAAATTTCTTATATGCCACGGTTAAACCAATTACTAACAAAGCAACGCCAGCAGCAATAGCGCTAAACGGATTAAGTGCCATGGCAATGTTGGTAAGCACAATTGCAGCAGCCACCGCACTAATAGCGGCAGCAATAGTTAGGAATGCGTCCGGGTTTTTTTGTGCCCAGTCAGCAAAGTTTTGCAAGTAGGGAAGCACAGCCTCGACTGCTGGCAACAAAGCAGCGCCGATGGACTCTTTAGTCTCACCAATAGAGTTCTTGAGAATCTCCATCTTGCCTGCAGCGGTCTCAGCGTTCTTTGCTGTAGCGCCCCCAAAGGTTCCGCCCAGCACGTTCATCACTTCGTCAAGGGTTGCACCCTCTTTGATCATCGTGGCCATCTCTGGGGTCAATGATCGAAGCGCTTTGAAGTTGCCCTGGTATGCCTTGGCAAGTGCGTCGGCGACCGTGGCGCTGTCCATCTGGAGCGCTGTAGAAATGTCCATGACAAGGTTCATGTCTTTCATGGCCATGTCAACGTCTTTGGTGCCACGGACTAACGCTTCAAGGCTCTTGCGGTATTCGGTGTCAGCAATGCCAGACGCGCGACTCATAGCGCTAATCTGTTCTTCAATCTGGGCGGTTTGTGCGGCGCCAGCGCCAGTCACATTTTGCAAAGTAAGGGCAAGTTGAGCCTGCTCTTTTTGGTCTTCCATGGCGGCTTGTGTCGCGCCACTCAACGCAACAGCCAAACCAGTCAACGCGGCAGCTGCAGGGACGGCAGCCTTCTTAATGGCAAACTGAGCCTTCTCGCCGTTGGTCTCTAATTGCTTGAATTGTTTAATTGCCTTCGAGATGCCTTTGCCGTCAAACTCGGAGACGATGGGTATTACTACAGCCATTACATCAGCTCCCTATTCGTTAAATCCATGACACGTTTGACGAGTTGTTCCATTTCGGCGTTGACCGTGCTCTCGTTCTGTTGCCATGCTTTCCACATTACTCGCGAACGACTGCCATAGCGTGCTGTTAACGCTGCACCTAAACGACCCTGCGAAGACATGTCAAACATCGTGCCTGTAGCGGACTGGTAAACGATGCTGAACGTGCCGACATTGGTAGTGCGCCCGGCATACTCTCGAATAGCGCGCGTGTTGATTTTGGCGGCGATCTTCTGTTTGTGACCTGGTTCCCATGGGAGCATTTTGAAACCTGATTTGGTTGTCCAATTGCGCGCCATACCAGACAACGGAACACCTGACGGAATAAGGCTGTTGGCGTCGGTGATGACAGGCTTAACAATGCTTCGATAGTCGCGCGTGATTTCAACGCGCAGTTTCTTGTCAATTTTATTGAGCGTTTTTAGAGCGTCTTTGAGTCCAACGACTTCAATAGTTGTGTTTACTCCGCTCATTTATTTGCTCCGTTTGTTTTGCTCATTTAACACAGTAATGACCGTGGCAAGGTCTTGTGAGTCAAACGGGATAGTAGGCGGCCACCAACCGACCGCAACTAGAAGATCGGCTAACTGGCGGCGGTAGGTGCCGCGACGGTGGGGTTTGTATCAGTCTCATCCAGTACTGGCAGAATCTCGATATCTGGGTTTTTGCTAATCCAATCGCGCCACGTATCACCAACCTGTTCGCCTTTAAGTTTCAGAATGGTGTGCATCCAACAGCAGTAATCGGAATACAACGGTTGGCTAGATAGTTGCTGGATGTTGCGTCGCTCTAGGCGTTCCCATTCAGTAATAACAAAAAGGTTGGTGTAGTAATACTCTGGGGTTGCGTCAGGCGTGCGCTTGAACTGCAGTTTAATTTTCATGTTTCTCCTATGTCGGCTTGGAGCCGTTGATTATGGGGTTATGTCGCGGACCCAAGAGCCGCCAGAGGCGCTGAACGTTACCATCGCGAGCTCGCCCACGGACGAATTTATCGGAGTAAACGACTCTAGGAACCCATTACTTAAAACCCATTCGGGATTACTGGCGGACTCAGTAGTGCCAGAAGGCGAAACTGCCAAAGTGAATGAGCCATTGTTGAGCAAGTCGTAAAGTGTTGCTTCAACTGAACCTGCACCGTAAGAAAGGTACAATTCGATTGAACATTCCCAGAACATGAGTCCTGGTGTTTGACGTTCGCCTGTGTCCCCGAATGCCGTGGATGGCAAAGAACGTTTGCCTGCTGTGATTGTGCAACTGTTTCCCTGATTGCTCAGGTCAACAGCAGCGCCTGAACCTGTCACGACGATTGTTGCGTTAGAAAGAAATGTTGCCATAGGTGCTCCTTAGTTCTTGTTTTAGTTTGCCATATTGCTGGGTTGTTTGTGTGGATTATGCGACCGCTGCAAGCGCACAATCCAGGTCGTAGCACGGATACAACGCGCCACCGATCTCAAGACTGGACGGCCTTCCTGCAGTCACAACAATTGTTGACCCGATCACACTTGAAACGATTGCCATGATCGAGCGCAAAACTGGCAGTCCTGCCGGGCCTGAGCCAATCACCTTGATCGGAAACTCGACGCGCAATACGTTGCCTGCGTTGGTTGTTGCCGTAAACGATGGGGCTTCAAGGTACACGGCATTTGGAACAATCCTGGTGGGGTCGTTTATTACGCGGAGCCCTGTCACGGCTGTAAGCGTTGCTGTGAGATCGTCTAGCGCCTCATTGAGAATGTCGGTGTAAGCCATTAGGCAACCGCTGGACGAGGAATGCCTAAGAGCTGCTTCACGATCGGGGTCAGGCTTTGCTGTGGGGCTGAACCCATGCCATCAAACGTGGCGTAGGTTGCCTCTATTGAGCCCCTGGAGCGCCATAGAGCGGCGCAATACATCAGAGTGCCTAATGTGACATCTCCGCCTGGTGAGGTCGTTAGGGAGTCGATATAGCCCGATTCCTGACGCCTACGGAAACAGAACTGGTTACCAGCTGATACCGATTGGGTGAGCAACGTGTAATCGTCTGACGGGTTGACGATCGTGATGCCGATATAAGACATGACTTGCGCGGCTGTCACCCATGTGCAGACAGGGTCATTGGCAACAGTTCCAGACGCGGCGACACGCTGAACATCGTCAGCGGTTTTGGCGTAGAGCACCTGATCGGCAATAGGGACCTGATAGTCGTAAAGCAGGTCGCCCTGTGTGTCAATGCCTAGGAACAAATACTGTGGCAATGCGCGCACGGTGTAAGTGCCGTTGAATGTCGCGTCTACTCCAGCAACCGTGATTGAACTGCCGACTGCAATCTCGCTGGGGGTCAGGAGTTGCAGTACGGCAAAGTTGTCAATCAGGTACTTGTTAGTAACTGTGTATGTAGCCATGAGCGGTTAGCCCGCTCT